CTGCTGTCGTTTTGTCCTTCTTTGAGTCGCAGTTATGCCTTGCACGGAAGTTGGCCCTAGCTTTCGGGTCATCCCTCCGTATCTCCATGTTGGGGTCTCCGAAAGCCACACGCTTGACCTTACCTCCGCTTTGTACGAACACTTCAAACTTCTTGTTGCCACCCTTAATACGACGAGGTTTGTTTAAGGTGACTTTCTCGCCCTGATAATCAGCCTTGGCAAAGTCTTCCTTCATAATCTCTTGAATAACTACTCTGAGAGCCTCTAAGCGGTCCTGTGAGGGTGCCTCTTCAGTCTCCTTGTCGTAGTATGCCATATAAGCCTCATGGCTCTCTCCGGGCATATAATGGGCCTGTCCTTGTGCATCAGGGTGAGCATGTGTGCTACCGTTCATGCCTAAGTCCATACTCCTTACTCTAGCTTCAGCCTCAGTGGAAAATACATCGTTAGCTAACTGGCCTTTGTTAATGTTCATTATACATTTCCTGTTGGGTCATTTTTAATTAAGACGCCTTGCCAACTTACAGACACTGGGTTGTTGTTGCTTGAACTAACTGCTCTTGCTTCTAGGTCAGTCTTCTCAGGTATTCTGAGTGGGTAGTGAAACTTGTCAATGTAAGTACCACTTTGAAGTACGATGTAGACTGCAGACCTAAAGGTATTAGAGCCAAAGTCTCTGACATTAAACTTACATGTGATATAAGTGTTTGCTTGAGATACTGAAGCTGTAAAGTTTATGTCATCTAAGTAAAGAGTGTATCCAGCAGGGACAGTGTACAAGCCTAAGAGTGTCTGATTAGATGATCCTAAGTTACCGTATACTGCATTGTCAGGAACTCCACTAGAGGCTCCACTGTCAGCTATGTAGATAGTACCTTGTGCTGTACCAGTTGACCCAGACAGAGTTACATAAGCCCTGTAGATACGAAGGTAAGAGTTCTGAGTTACCTTCTGTGTCTGTCCTGTAAGAGTTATGTCCTCTTGTATAAGATTGTAGTCAGCATCTAACCCAAAGATTCTTATGCTGTTAGCACCAGTGCCACCACTTGCGTCATCTGTACTGCTAGAACTTACATACCTTACAGCAGCGGAGGTAGGCCAAACGTAGTTACCACCTTGGTTCCAGATAGTCTCTTCTGTCCCGTTTATGTCAGGATTAAACCCGAACTTATAATTAGGTTCGTAGCCATTAGACTCACCCTTAGAGATAGCTAAGTAATCATGCTCATAAAGGTGCCTAGTCCAAGTTGGCATTATACAGCCCTACAGCGAAGTATGACACTGCGTTGAATAGTTGTGTTCAGACTTGTGGTAATGGTGCAGATAAAGGTGTAGTCTCTTTTATCTACTCCACCAGCGATATAAATAATAGCTGACTTACCCGAAATTGCTTGAGAAATATTCTGTATACTGTCAGTCTCTGCGTTACTACTGGCAAAGGTTAAATCTCTACCTGCTGCTAGTACCGTCTCTGTAGGATAGTTAGTAGTCCTTACAGACCAGACTACACTAGAAATAGTCATACCCTCTGTAACTGTAGTCCAATCTACACTGTAGTCTAGTAGTTCATCAGGGTCTTTATTGGGCCAAACTAAACTCATATCAATTCCTATTAGGCGGCTACATTACGTGGGGAGGTTTCTGTTACATTTGCTACACGGCTCACTGGTATCGGGAAACTGGATCTTGCAGGATTATACAGGTGCTTAATTGCTTCATAGTTAAAGGTAACACCTGTTGCAGTTACATTAGGGTTAAAGAACAACTCAACGTACTGTCCGTCTATTGCGGTAAAGCTAACACCGCCGTGAAAAACAGTCACTGGATCTAGTGTTGGTAAATCAAAGGAAGCACTTACAAGGAAGGTAATACTACCAAGAGAAGACGATACACTGTTGCCGTTGGGGAATACAGTAGAGGACGCAACAGGAACAGCAGTTACGTTAGACTCTAGTGTAGTCTCCAGCCCTGCACTTATAACCGCTTTTGAGGTTGATAGGGTTGTAATAGTACCAAGAGATGCAGTAGTAGGGAAGCTAGAAGTTAGAGGCTCAAGTACGTTCGCTTGAACACTACCTATCCCCACAGTGGAAATATAACCAGTTACAGGAAGTGTATTATAAGAGGATAGAGTTATTAATCCTAAAGCTGTGGTTATGGGTAGTGCAGGAACTTGCTCTGTGGAACTCTGATTAGCTAACTGTCCTAAAGAAACAGTAGCCTTTAATGAATCTTCCGCAACTAGGTCGGGGTGGGAATTATTAAGTGTCCAATAGATGTTTGTACTTACAGTTAAAGGGAAGCCATCTGTTAACTGTTTTTCTACACTACTGTTGTCTAAATCGGAAAGTGCAAATGTCCCTATAAGGGTCGTAGAACTGCTGAGAGAACTTAACTGAAACCTTAAAGATGGGTCACTAAATGTCGTATACTCGGTAATACCAGAAAGGGCAGGTTTTGCATTTACAAGGGTGGCAACATTATTAAGAGAGGCGGTAATAATATTAGAGGTTGTAAGCCCCTGATTAGCTACTGCAACAGTCACAGCACCAAGGCCAACAGTTACTTCTTGGTCGTGGTTGTAAGGAGCAAAGTGCTGTAGTCTAGCCCTGTAAACAACCTTACCTATAGGATCACCAAGACTTACAGTACCAAAAACACCCTCTGGTTTAAGTAAGTAGTGATAACCAGTATTACCTAGTTGACCTTGTGATAAGACACCTTCAAGACCAGTGACAGGACTAAACTGCCCTACAATAGCACTTATGTTAGTAGTAACAAGGGAGGGACTAGCCGAAAGTCCCGTCAGTGTCACAGAGTTGTCCATATAAGATAGTACAGCACTAGAGTTTAACTCAAACGTACCTATCTCTACTAGACTTGCGGTGTATGCACTAGGCGCACCGCCAGTGTTACCAGTACCTAACTGGAAGAAGTGCCTTCTGTCTGCTGCATTAACCGTTCTCCAAGCTAATACACCATCTACCGTATTAAGAACATAACCACTAGGCTTTCTTAAGTCTGTAGCTGTAGAGATAACAGAACTAGTCTTAGTGGTAAGGGAGCCTAAACCTACAGATATACTTATACCTGTGTATCCAGACCCACCAGCAAGTACGAATATCAGAGGTGTATAGTAAGCTGTAACTGAGGCAACAGAGGCCGTTGCTGACAAGCCACCAATAGTTACAACAGCATTTACAGAGGATGAACTAGCACCACTCGCTAATGAGGTTGAACTTAGGGGACTTACACCTAGCATTATTGAACCATCGTGGCAGACGTGTAGTCGGCGGCAAAGTGTGCGTGTAACCCTGTGAGATCTGTCGTAGTCAGAACCCTGTCATAGAAAAGCATGGCTCTTAAGTCACCGCTCGGCATGTAGTTGTTGATAGCGTTAGGAATGTGGCTAGGCGCAAAGCCAAACAAAAACTGCCCATCAGTAAGTGCAATGCTGTGATATTTTCCGTTGTTATTCGTGCCAGAAATTGCATCCCAAACCTGACCACGATTATAACTAGTTGCATCAACTCTATCGATGTATAATTTAGATGTAGACCACGCTGATTTGCCGTTAGTACTCCATGTCCCGAAAGCATTCGTGCTGTGTCTGATGGCGGCAGCACTGCTATTTTCTTGCGCTAAAAAGGCCGCAGACTCTCTATCCATCGCCATCATGTAGTAGACATCTTGGATGTTATTATTGTGCGAAAACCACTGTATGCTGCCCGTGCTGTGATAATCTTCCCTTTTTGCGAAAATCAACACAGCCGTTGAATTGGTTGGTGTCGCGACATTGGCTAAACCTGTTTGATGACAATAAACTGGTGGAGATCCGTTCATTGTGTCTAGTTTCAACGCAGGCAGGCCACCTGTCCCAGATGTTGTGTATGTACAAAGACTTAAATTTAAGGTGAAATTAGGGCCTGAGTTGCCTGAGATATCGCTCCAGACTGTGCCTGATCCAGAATAACTGTTACTGTCCTTAATGTCGTATAGGCCCAGCAAGCCATTGAGGGGCAGAAACGACAGCTTAATATTTGTTGACTGTGTTGATGTTCTTACGCCATCCGAGGCACGAACGCGGAACTTGCTTGATCCCGCGCCAGTGGCCGACGAGGTCGCAGTAAGGCTGAACACCCCCGTGGTTTGGTTGATGGAAACCGCCGATAGTTGGGGCGGAAGGCTGGTTGCACTATAGACCGTAGTGCCATTGTGGGCATCAAATGAGTAGGTAACTGGAAAGCCATCGTCATCAAGAGCTTTTGCATCTATAGTTGAAACGGCCCCAGCGGTTAATTCTATTTCGGCTGGAGTAGTGCTCGTAAAAGACGGAGCAGCATTATCGGTAAAGTCTTCTGCTGACATAGTAACAAAAATTACAGCATCAGTACTACAGGTAATAGCATTACCACTATTACTACTTTCATGAATAGTGTTCCTAGCTAGGGTAGGTCCAGTAGCATTATAGTATCCTAAACCTACCTCCCAATTAGAACCATCTTCTATGGTATATCTTATATAGTCACCAGTAGAAACCCCTGAAGCTGTAAAGGTTTGATACCCGTCAGGGGCGGTGCCTAGAGTTAAAGTACCCGCACCGCCACTAGAGACTGTCATTTTAGCTCTGTTGACTAACTTTACCATAAGACTTTAGTTCCTCAAGAGTGTATTAGGCTAGGCGAAGAATAGAAGTTGATGCGCCAGGGGCTGGGAACTGTACAGTAAAGTCACCAGAGGTAGCACTAACAGTTCCACCAAAGTCAAAGATAGCAATGATATTATTAGTGGTAAACTGAGGATTGTATAAGATACAACCATCAGCAGATGTTGTCACACTCTGAAAGACTGCATCGTTAAAGTCCAAGATAGCAGTTGTGCCAGACATTTGGGGGTAGGTCGTGGCATTACCGCTTGCATCTGTTGTTGATAGGGCAGCAGTTGCACCTGTGGTGAGAGTGTTGTAAACACCAGTGTAACCACTACCAGATGCTTGATCTGAACCTAACTCCGAGTAAGATACTGTAGTAGGTCCATAGTTGTCAGATGGGTTTTCTTTAATTAGTGCAACTCTCATTGTGTCACTATCAAAATCGTGGTTTCCCTTAAGCAACTCTAGTTTAAAAGCGTTACTAAGTCCTGTTGTAATAGTACCCATTATTTAATTTCCTTATTTCCTTCTTCTGCCTCATCGGACAGGTCACTTGTTTCAGTTGAGACCTCTGTATCAGGGTCGTAGTTCAGTTCAGCTATATCCATAAGATCTTGTATAACCTCTGGATGATCACTGACGTTAATGTCTGCACCGTTAAGGTTACGAAGGAATGCTGCAATCTCACGTAGATCGTGTGGGGCAACATCACCAGCCTTGATACAGGGCATAAGGTCGTAGTTAAGTCCGTTAAGCTGCCATAGGCGTTCTACTAGCTGCTTGTTAAGTACATCAACAATAGCTTGGATGTAGCTTTCTAAGGCACGTAGAAACAGGTCAGTCTTACTTTTGGAGAGAGCGTATGATCCATTGTTACCCCCACCGAGCATAAGAAACTCAGAAAGAACACTACGGGCAATGTCATGTTGGTAACGCCTAACAATGGGGTCAATATCTAGATTACGAGTCCCTGAACTGGACATTAACTCTACATCTACTAGACGTACATTAGTAGGACTGCCATCCTTATCAGGGTAAGTGTCACTAGGGGTGATTATGTAGCCTTGTTCGTTGAACTTTACATCACGTAAGATTTGCTCAAGATTGGCAACAAAACCAGATTGTGCTGCTGTAGCATCCCCAGAGAGGTACTCAGAAGGAATACGAGCTACAGGGATACCTGCTAACTCTCGTTCTACTGCTATAGCTTCTATAGACTGTAGGTTGTTTAAGTATTGGTACGATGTGTAAGCATTGCGTAGGATACTACGACCACTGGGATCACCGTTAATAGAAGTAGTTCTATAATAGAGGCTTTTGTTAGACGGGATGTAGTGTTGAGAAAGTGCATAACCTGTATCCTGATAAAGTCCTAGTACTTCGCCTGTCTTGGTGTCTACATCAAACCTAGAGACTGTCCAAGGCGCACGACAAACAATTTTACGGACACCCATGCGCCCGTCAGTATACTTACTATACTTTTTATACGATTGCTTAGTAGGCCCAACACGGCGCTTATAGACAACCTCAAACCAAGCAAAGCCATACGACAAGCTTGATAACGCTTCCGCAACATGGTCATCAAGCGAATGTTCCATGTCATCAAAGACACTCTCCACAAACAGAGCTTCATTCTTAGCTTCTTCAGTATCATTAGCTGGTTCAACCTTGAGTTTGACGTCTCTAAGTACTTGTTCAGCAGCATACATAACTGCGCCAATAGTACTGTCATTATCTCTCATTTCCCTATATTTACGGATAGCAGCCTTGCCACGTAACTCAGGAATAAATTCATCAGACCTTATCTGACCATTACGGACGTTCTGTCCACTGACCCCTAGTGTTTGGGTCGCTTTAGTTTTACTCAATCTTCTGGGCATTATAGGAGTCCCTTAGCACTAGAATATGCTAGTTTAAGTTGTGGCTTTGCGTACCCATTAAGACTAAGGTCGGTGATGGCCCATACACAGGCATCTAATCTATCTGGCGACCCTAAAGACCCAAGAGGTTCCCACTGAACCATCTGATCCTCCAAGTCGTTAAGCCCTCTGACGTGTTTAACTCTGCCTTGCTCGTATAGTGCAGATACAGGTTCAGCCCTAGCCATCTTGCCTCTACTCGCATGAACGAGGCGTATGGGTAGAGCTTCATCTTCTGTGTGTAATGTGTGCCTTACCATGTCGCCGCCCTGATTCTTCTCGGCAACAATCCTATCAGCCATATGCTCTCTGTATAGCTCAACAGCCTTAGCTGCCCAAGCTTGAGGACTATAGTTTCCTGTGTGGTCCTCTAAGACATAAGCTGTACCGTTTACGTCAACACCAGCTACTATGATACCAGTCATATCAGAGTCAGTGTTATTACTAATAGCAGGGTCTATGGCTACAACAATTCGGTTAAGTTGGGGGACGTCATCTTTGTCTACTTCGCAGTTAGATAGTAGTTGTCTGTTCCACAGGGCGCCAGAGGCTTCATCTAGTATTTCTGCGTATAACTCTTGTCTACCTAGTCTAGTGCCCTCGTAGGTCTTCTTTACTGCTGTAAGAAAAGTATCAGCAAGATTAGCACTATTATCAAAAGTTGATCCAGTCGAGACATGAGTCTTCTCGTCATCTAGGATACTTCTTAGTAACTTAGTAGTCTTAGGTGTAGTAGTAACAAAAACTATGGGTCGTTTACCTAAACGTAACCCAAACTGCATCATGTCCCATGTGTCTTGTGCATTTCTCCAAGCACATAACTCGTCACACCATGCACTGTAAGCCTGTGGACCCCTAAGTCTTTCTGGGTCTTCTGCTGAGAAAAAGACAGCCTTGGCACCATTAGCCCAAGTCATGCTGTTATTAGTAGGAGACCACACAGGATAACCCATGTCAGCCTTACGATAGGTCTTGTCGCTCTTGTGGCAAACATTAAGGAGGCCTGAGTCTCCCTCAACCATAACTCTACGAACGTCTCCTTTAGTGGGGGCAACACAATGAACGATCCTATCGCCCATCTTGATTCTATGCCTGACCCACTCAGCTCCTGCTCTTGTTTTACCCCAACCTCGTCCAGCTAGAGCTACCCAAGTGTTCCACTTACCCTCGGGCTCTAGTTGATCTGTTCTAGCCCAAAAGCTCCAATCGTATTGTAACTCTTGTGCTTGTTCAGGTGTTAGCTGCTTAAGTGCCTCTTGTACCTTATCACCAGATAAAGCTCTTAGAGATTCTGCTGTAAGCTTACGATTCGTTTGTTGTGTCAGGGTTTGCATCTGTATCCTTGCCCAAGAGGGTCATAAGGGCATCAATAGCACTTGAGTCCTGATCAGGGTCAGTATACTCGTCAGGGTCATTAACTGTGCTCTGAGGGCTCCAACCACCCTTACTACGCAAGAATAACTCTTGTGAAGCAAAGTGTCCTTCCATAGCTTGCTGTACGACTACATTACCAACCTTAGAGACAATCTCTGCTCTAGCTTCAGCTATATCATTACCGTACAGCTTATAAAATGTACCGTGAGAACCGGGAGCATTCTGATACCTACTAGCTACAGTAGCCATAATATCCTTAATGCTCACACCATCTTGAACCGCTTGCCTAACATACTTGGCAATAGGCTTACTATAGGGCAACACTTGATTCTTAGGATAAGTCATAACACTTAGGGGCTCTTTCGTAGAACTTAAGGTTCTCTGGGGAAAATAAGGGGGCAAGGTCAGATACTCTGCGTCTCACTCATGAATATATTCGGGGAGGTGTGAGCATGACGCTTGCCGTGCTATACCACATAGGTATTCTTTTGTATATGTCAACCCCTAAAGTATAACTTTTTTATATCTTTCGTATAAGATACTGATTTAACACAAAAGAAAGTTTAGGGCACGGGGGGCTTATATCGTCTATTCCTTAATTGGGCAACAAAATAATCATAAAAATTATAATAGTTACTACTACTAATGGTATGTCAGGCGTCAAGGTTCAAGTTCTTCTACAAAGACTTCTTCTTTAGTTATATCTTCTAAGAGGTCTATAAGGCAATCCTCTTTAGTTTTATTTATATAGTAATACTTACGACCCTTATATTTGACAACACAGTAGACACTAAAGTCTATTATCCTTTTGTTGTCATGATGTACTATTTCTCTAAAGTCTACTAGCATTGCTTAAGTGCCCTTAAGTTTTCATCATTAGGATTATTATTATAGTTGGCTCTTAAGAGTGCTTAAGTTCCCTAACATATGTATAACGTATGTTTCACTTAATTATTTAACTATTATGATTAAAACTAAAGTTATTGGTCT